TTTCACTTTTGGCACTTATTCATTAAATATTCAGTTATATAATAATAAGATTTTCCTAACTACTACCTGTCTCCAATCAAAAACCCGCGTGCTTTCTGCTGAAAAGCAACGTTGGTCTGGTAATGGCAGACTTCACATTCTTTACCATCCTTAACACGTTCCGCATTATGATTAAGCGCGCTACACCACCCAACGATGGGGCTAGCACAACCATTAAAATATTTATAGCATGACCTGACAAAATCGGTACGCCTCATACGAGGTCCTTTGAATTTATGGAAAAGTAATACAAATTCAGGTTTCCAAGGGTTCGAATAAAAAGGACGAACCATGTCAAATCCACCATATAAGCGATATGTGGAATACATTGCTTCAACAACCTCATGATTTACATCATGGATAGTCATCAAAGCTTGTCTAACATTACTGTAATGTTTTCTAAATCGAGTTAAGGATCCTAGAGCTTGACCAATGTCAAATTTCTCATCACGAGCTACGAATACAGCATCGACATCATCATGTAACAGATCAACTTTACAATCAATCTGATAATGATTAACATCGGCTTCAACGAATAAAAATTTTTTGTTGCGTAATACATACGGACATATTTTTGGATGCCGCCGCTGTTTGTCAACATCAGGTATCAATGATACTCCGGTAACATGTTCGGCTTTACGAACAAGATACTCGGAACATGCACCTGGATGCGAACCAAAGTCAACAACTGTCTTGAATTCCAAACCGAAATGCTCAACAGCAAATGCTAACCTTGCAGCATGATAACCAAAAACAACTTTTGGGCTAACATAGGGAGATGTGTCTCTCACACACATAACCCTATTAGCTGACCCCAAAGAATATACGTTATTACGAACCTTTCTATAATAAGCACATGCGTCTAAAAAATGATTCATGTTACGATGACCTTTCCCGAACTGGAATGTTTCTGGTTTGAGTTCAAATCTAGGCCAACTCGTGACCAAGGGTATGTCCCCGACACCATAAAGGTCTTTGATGAAAGTGATGCTTGGTATTATGGGAATCGATGTTATCCTATCAAAATTGACGGGTTTAAACATATACTCCTTACGAAATTTATCAGAAAACTCTACCGAATATATCTGGTAGTGATCTCTTAGATGTGCAAGCATAGCATAAATAGCATTCCTCACCTCATCATTGAATGGATTGTCAAGTAAATGACCTATTAATCTTTCAGCAGCAATGATCTCATCGGGCAACTCCCTCTCGGTAGGGTTACCCTCTTCAGGCATAAGCAAACGTGAAAATGTTTCAACGGAATCTCTGTATATCAAGTAATCACCACCAACGTAGTGTATATGTTTTGATAAAAAATCAACATCTTTAAGTAATCTTGATGAATTAATTACTTTAATACGAAATCCACAACTTTCATAAATGTCGACAATAGTACCGTTCGAAACACCAATCGGCTTCAAAAAGAAATTATCGTCACCATAAAGCTTGTATGAAACAATCCCAAGCAACCTTCTCACAAGGCTGAAAATCAAATCATGACCCAATGTGTCGCAATGAGATGTATCAGGCCAACCACTTTTCATACCGGCATTTGTACCAAAACAAAAACCACCAGGAAATGTGAGTTTAGCCCTCACCATATCATCAAAACATGCCAGAAACCTCTGTTTAAATGAAATAGAAACGTCCATTGCATCTAGTACACGCAAATAGAACCTTTTAATAACATTAAGAAGATCTGAACACATTGAAGCATCCCATCCACTCACATCGAGTGAGCAATATTCATAACCATCGGGTGCAACACCCTTGAGATCGCCAAAACTATCAGCGAACTTCCTAGCTCCATCATTCATCCAACTCATTCCAACGGAACACCACTCAAATCTCTCCAATATTCGATGGAAAGGTTGATAGAACAGCATGTTCAGGAGCATATTAGAAAACCCAGGGTAGCAAATAATCCTTGCGGATAGTGCATCACCAGGCTTCTGTAATTTAGCTCTACCAGTAGTATACCAAACATGCTTATCCATGTAAGCCTTAAAAGCATTATCATCAGTTAATAACGATCTAGCATTTTCGGTCGCTTCCATGATAACCTTACCGCGTTTCACCCCTGATTTATAGGGAAAACCAGCAGCGGCAGATCGATCAATGTCTAACGAATCAAAATCACCAGCAGTCGAAAACCGAATGTTTCCTGCCAAATCATCAAAATCATCGAGATTGAGAATGTCGTTCAAAATTTCATCAGCTCTTTCTTCCAATAAGCTAATTATCCTCCCTCCTAAACGAATATCTTTACTAAATTTCTCAGCTTGCTCCAACCGTAAGCCAAGCAGAGGATTTGTTCTGATATAAGTAGAAGAACACATATTCACCCATCCAATAGCATGTAGGTTCATTAACTGAGCCATAAAATAGTCATAGGGATGCAGTAACCCTCTAAAGTTTCCAGCGTAATACTTGACCTTCCCTAAGTAACGAAGTTGTGTAGTGGTTATAAATTGCTTTATAACGCACTCAACCTTACTTTTGAGTTCAAATATGTTGAAATCAGTGTTGACGGTAAAACTAATACCTATGCTATTTGCCATGAAAAAAGAAAATAGTAAACTCCTTTGGAGAATCCACCATATTTGTCCAATCGAGATCCTATCGTATACAAACCAGAGTTCCTCCGTAGAAAAGTAATCCACAGAAGCACACATGGTTATGAGCATATACATAGGCAGGATATGGACATAATCGTTAAGAATCACGTCTTTTTCAATGCGCAACTTCATAACAGTGTAATAATTTGTTAAAATCTTTAAATATCAATTATCTCGTATCTATTCAGTCTTATTCGAGTCTAATATATGGTTTAATATATATCAAGTTCAATACAATAATC